TTAGTCTTCCCTGTGCAGTGTCTAAATTTCTTGTTGCACCAGAAAGAAGAGCAAAGAAATCTTCATCCGCTACTCCCTGCACAGTAGGGTCTGTATTCCCTGTAAGTGTGCCAGGAGAAGGTGAAGGAGATAAAGTATTCCCCATTGGCTGTGCTTGGTTTTGCCTTCCTATTCCCATTGTAATCTCCTGCTAACTAAATGAATTAAAATCTGACCACCCCACTGTGGTCCCTGCAAGACTTACATAGCCTCTGAACTTACCTGTCTTTCTCTCGTATACCACATCACCTGCCTCTGGTTGACCCACCTCTGTAGAAGACACTAGTCTGTTTATTCTAACTGTTCCTGTTCTAGAAGTATCTAGGTCCCTTCCTTCTAGTTCATTGATCAGTGCATCTCCCCACTGACGCATCTCTGCATAGGCTCTGATAAGTTCCTCATCTGTCAAGTTATACAGATCAGGAAGTGTAGGATAAACTGCCACTGCCATAACTACCTACCTGAGACCATCGTCTTGAATATCTAGTCTAAGATCACCGTATCTCCACTCTGTACCTACGGCATTATTTTCTAACTTTATTCTAGCTTGTCTCCCTCTACTCCTGAATCTTACAGTGTCAGTGCTCTGAGTTACATTGAAAGGTCCTTTTGTTTTAAGAGTGCCATTGGGAAATTCTTTGGTCTGAATGGTAAAAGAAAGCTGCCCATTATTAATTTCAATATCAGGAATTAACCTGTCAACAAAGAGCATTTCGTTCCCATCACCTATGCCAAAGTCAGCACTTTCAATAAAGGAATCTATCTTAAGACCTTTTCCTGTGAAGAGATCAGGAACTTCATTATTATAAATTCTACTAACGCCCACAGAAGTTCCCGTGGTCATAACATTATTAAATACATCTCTGTCATCCCAAGCAGTCCAGATAGCATCACCGTAGACCCAGTAGTTTTCTTCCAAAGACCAAGAAACATACTTGTCACATTCAGTTGAATCAGCAGAAGGGTAGAGCCACGTTACTTCTTTAAATTCAGAGTTGACACCTGCATAAACTTTATCCACCTGCTCTCGGTTAATGTCACTAAAAACATACCTCCTCACTGTGCAAGGTAATCTTCTTACCCTCCCGTCAAAGGCAAAGAAATTATCATGTCCCATCCACACAGGTGTACCGTCTAGGTCTACTCCTCCATGTTGACTAATTCCCCCACAACCTGTGCCTAGTTCAGAGAAAGAAAAGATAAAGGGAGGACCAGTGAAGCGCATTCCGTAGAGAACTCTGTCAGTGAGAATAGCTATTTGATTTCTAGACCTGATTCCCTGTACAATCTTGGTTCCTCCTGTCAAAGTATTTTCTCCAGAGGTAGAGCTAATAGAAGGAGTCCAATTGGTATAGTCATTTTGGTCTGACCACCTGACCAGTAGAGGTTCTCTTGTCCCTGCTACATTGGAACACCCAAAACAAACTACGTGCCTGTCATTGGGAGAAACAATAAAAGTATTAACACTGACAGGGGCATTGGTAACAGCCACTGCTCTGGCACCTCCACCAGATGTTGGAAACCACTGGTAAAGCCCCATACCTCTTTTGTTTGCCAGTAGTATTTCTCCAAAAGTATCCAGTTGCCAGTTAGAAGCTTCAAAGGTAATACCTGAAGAAACAGCAGGAGAGTTCCACGTTCTGTATCCTGCTGTGGTGCTTACAGAGACAAGGAACTGAGCCACCACAGAAACTCCTGCAGCGGCACTGGTGGCATTAGCATTTACCAAAGAATTAATAGTAAAGTTATTGGCATCTTGTGCTGAAACTACCTGAAAAATAGGTCCTCCAAAAGTTGGACTTGTCAAAACAATGTTACCACCCACAGGTGTAGCAGTGGTAAAATATACAAAATCATTTATTTCTAAACCATGTCCCGTGCTATTGACACTGACTGCCACTGTAGCTGCAACTACATTTATCTTTCCATCTAATACAACAGAGGTAAAAGTTTCTGCGTTGTACTCAGAAGCTCCGTAACCTGTACCAGCAATACCCACAGAATTTCCCACTGGAATAAGATAATGAGCAGTGGCGTGACCCGCTGCACTCTCATTAGACCCTGCACTGGTTGTATTATCAAAAGCAAATCTATTATTATCAATAATACTAACTGCAAATGTTCCGTTAAAAGAATAATCAGTAGGTACAGAAGAAGAAGAGAACACAGCAAAATCACCAGAAGCTAGTCCATGTGCCGTGTCAGAAACACAAACTCTGACACTGTCCAGCGTAGTTCCAAAAGCATTTGTCAAACTTACAGAGGCTCTGACAGGAGTTATATCATTGACCACCCCTCCTTGAAATTCATAAAGAAATTTTTCTGTCCCAGTGGCCAAGTGCTTCTGAGTTATATTATCTTGCCAAGTGATAAGGTCTCTTCCAGTCCCGTCCAAAGTACCAGAAGTTGCCGCTTCCCATCCCCTGATATTCTCAGGTTTTTTATCTCTAAACCTAACCCGGTTCCCGTCATACCAAGAACCTTGCTCCGCATACTGAGTAGATTCTCTGTGTATGCCTTGCCTAAAGTTAAGCTTTTTTGTTTGTGATAGAGTAGACAAGTCTAAAATTCCTAACTAGCAGTGGCTAAAGCTTTAATAACTAGTGCGGTTATTGCAGTGGCTTCCTTTACATTATAAACTAGCATGTCCTTGGCACCTGCTGCAGTGCTTATGGTAGGAGCAGTACCGCTTACAAAGATATAAGCATTATTAAAAGACAGTGTCCTACCTCCAGTACCATCTTGTGTAATGTAAATATAACCTGTTTGTCCCGCTGTTGAATTGGTAGGAGCTTCTAAAGTTCTGTTACCTCCAAGTGTAAATGCAAAATTGTTACCCACTCCCATGTCAATGGCAATAGAGGTAGCATCTGTAAGAGAAGTAACAGGAACTATGCCGGGACCTTGAAAGGTCACTGCACTGGTAAATGTTTTTGCTCCTGTAAGAGTGCTATCTGCAGAGGCTTGCACATATCTAATATCTGATGAAGAAGCTGGAACAAGATTACCCGCTGCTATTCCTGTGGCACAGGTTCCAAAGTCTAGATTAGCAGCAGTGCCTAGTCCTAGTCCAAGTGCATTAGGATTATGAACAGATACCCCGTCACAAACAACCCATCCATGATAATCATCAGCAAGTGTAATTCCTGTTCCTGCCAATGTTTTAATTGTAACAGTTTCAGAAGCATCAGGTGAGGTTTTGTTTCTGACAAAGTAACCTTTAGATTTTGCAGGAAGTACCACATTAACACTAGATGTCAAAGTTCCCTTTAGTTCAAGAAAAGCACTCCGCGCTTGGTCACTGGCTCCATTTTCATTTGTTAAAGTCACACTTTCATTTGTAAGCTCAATGGTGGTATAGGCAGCAATGGCATCATCAATCAGAGCAATAACATTGTTGTTAAGAACAGTTCCCCAAGAATTAGGATTAGCCCCATCTTCTTGTTGTTCTAAGCGTATATTAGTTGTAAATGTAGAAGCCATATTTTTATTTCCTTACACAGTGAACATTTTTTGTATCATGGTAGATGCCGCTGCTCCTAGTCCAGAGGCAATAACAAATACACCTAGAAGAACTCCTTTACCTTTGTCCAACTGACTTTCCAGTTGATCTAGTCTAACAGTTAATCTGTCAACTTCTTTACTAAGTTGATCAACTGCTTGAATCATCTTTCCAATCTCTACGTCAGTCAGGTCTGGCATTGATCAGGTCCTATATGTTTGTTTCTTTTTTTGTTTTAGGTATTCCCCTGACAAGAATATAACCTACAAACATTTCATTGGCAGGAGATTTTATTTTTAAAATTGTATTTTCTACTTTCCTGTGGTCTTTGTAACTTCCTAAAATCTCTGACACTGTAAACTTCATAGGTGGAAAAATTTTGATACAATCCTGATTAAATTTTTTCTCTACAATTTTACTGGCAAAAGCATCTTGACTTTTAGCATCTGCCATAACTAAGTCCATTATATCTTTTTCTTGTTTACAAACAAAGAACGCTGCTACATCATCTCCTACGCCCCATGTTTCTTCAGCACTTACACAGGCAGGAAGAAGTGCCAGACAGGCGGCAAGAAATAGTTTTATAAACATTTAATTATTAACTTTCCTTCTGGGATCAAGAGGCCAATCATCAAACTCTGAACTTTCTCCTGCCTCTGTGGGTATAGTCAGGGCCTCTAAACCAGAAACGTCTCCTTTACTATCTATGGCAGTTTCTAAAGCTTTAGCTTTGACCCTGAGATCATCTCTCCACTTGGCAAGGTCTGCTGGTTTTGCAGTGCCGTTGTCTTGTTCTCTGATCACAATCCAATCAGTTTGCTCTAGATAACTTTTTAAAACATTTTCTATATGAGCTTTCATTGTATCTTTAATGTCACTTACTTCTCTGGCTTTTTGTAGTCTGGTGACAAGAACTTTATCATCTTGAATAGAATGAGGAGCTTCGTAGGTGGTATAAAACATATTGTCTATGTAAGAACCTACATACTCATAAGGAAGAATCCCAATAGCTTTTCTTTCTTCATCTGTCCAAGAAGATGTAAAAATTGAACTAGGATATTGTATATTATTAATTGTCAAAGCTTTTGCAGTAGAAATTGTTTGTACAACTTTACCGTCTTCAATTCTTGCCCACATAGTTTTCTCCTATTTCCCATAAATTGGTGGTAGTGTTCCATTCCCACCTATCTCTGCCATTGCTAGATAAATAACGGTATTATTATTGTAACCACTGGTTGATAGTCTAGGTTTAAAACCATCTGCCAAAAAGTCTACATCAAAACTACCAGACCCACCTAATGTTCCATTGCTATCTGTCAATAGCCAATTAACAAAAGGATTTCCACTGGCAGGTGCATTATTAGTATTATCTAATATGGGCCACTGAGTAGTGGAATCTATATTTTTCCATATAATAGCAGCAGGGGTAAATCCTAGTGGAATATAAGGACCATCAGCGTTAGAGTTACCTTCATAAACTCCTATTTTACATACACCTGCTATGGAAGCAAAGCAGTAAGCAATCATATTATCACCAGATTTATTTGTAGCATTGTTTGATCCTACACTTAATACTGAAGCAGTAGGAGCAGTTGAATTAAACATAGTAGAACCACTGGTGTTTGATTCAGCAACATCGTCCATTAATAAAAAATGAGAAGTACTAGATAAATGGTCACAATATATAACCCAATTATCTGTAGTATCACGATTTTTATAAAAAACAAGTTCAGGTGCAACTGATAAACCATGACCTACCGTGGTATTTGCTCCACTACCTGACCAAGAAACTATACTAAAATTACCTGCTTCAGCTACACTTACAGTTGAAGCAAGTTTACCAGTTCCTGAACCAATAGATGTTGTACCATTTTGTCCTAACCATTGATAAGCAGCAAAAGTAGCAGTGTTTGTGTTTAACTCAGCTAGTGCTCCAAGTGTAAAACCATCTGTACCGAAGGCTGTTAAACCAGTGCTTTCTGTTTGTTCATCAGCATCACCTGTGTTTGCAGGTAAATTAAAACTTAATTGTTTTG